ACGAGTCAAAATAGCTTTTTCCTACACCAAATCTATTATTTCTTCTAAAACCAGCCATTAAGTTTCCTCTATACCGTTAACAATAATGTTCACTGACGACCCTGCGCCACATATGGCTACTATCTGATCAGAATTAGAAGCACCCGCTGTTGAACCGTTATTATTAAGGACTAGAGATGTAGATAAAGACAATGTTTCATCAGCGGAAAGCGATATGTCATTAAAGAATATATGAGAATCCGCTAAAGTTTCTCCAGCTGGTTTACAGTAAATAGTTACTGTTGTTGTGGCTGAAGAATAGTTGCAAAGTATTATTTCCTTAACTATGGTTACAGTTCCCTGCGGAACGGTATAATAATCCGCACTAGAAGTTGTTAAGGTAGAAGGTCCAACTAAACGTTTTTGATACAGAGGCATGCAAACTCCCTAAAGATTTGTGATTAATTTTACCACACATTCGACTAATCTTCAATTATAGTAACCTGATACAGTTTTAATCGCAAAAACTAAAGCGTGGTGGAATATACCAAATTATGGTATAATATCATATATGAATGAATACATGTATCTCGAAAAAATCACTTTTGCTACCGCTGTTTCTTTTACCGTAGCAGACAGTATTTATAAGATTAGGAAAAATAGGTTCACTCAGCCCAAAAATGTGAAAAAATGGAAAATGGTAATAGCTGACGGGTTGCATCATTTTAACTATGATTTGAGCAAAATAGTGGAGGAAAGGGGCTATAGCTTTACAGAAACACCATTTGCCTATTGCCATGTAGACTCAAGAACCCTAATAGGCAATCGATACAGTGGATGTGATGCAAGAATATACTTAAACATTGGACCCGGTAAGATGAACTTACCTATGGATTTAGAAGTTGGTGACGCAATGATAACCACCACAAAAGAAAACACGTTTTATTCAAGACCAGAAAGCATAGTTTTCTACAGGGACCTAGTAAAAAATGACTAAAGCCCCAATAAGTGATGAGTGGATACTGGAGTTATCTGTTGATCATCATGATCGAGAAGTAAGATCTTCAATTTTTAATACTTACACAGAACTAAGAAAACCAGTATGGTTCAACGATCATAAAAGGCCAGATATAAACTATTTATCAGTTTTTACCTGGGACGATGTAACACTAGTCAGCTCAAAATCAGATATATTTCACTCTAAAGAAGGCTATCTAATAAATGACAACTTTGACAGAATGTCATTTGACGGCTCACTTTTATCAATGAATGGTGAAGAACACAAAAACATGAGAGGGATTGTTTCCTCAATATTCACCAACAAAATGGTTCAAGAGTTAGAGCCAATGATAAGAAGAATTACAAAAACCGCCTTTGAAAAAGCTTTATCCAAAAATGATCAAATTGACATATTTCAAACAGTCTGCACGGAAATACCTTTAAATATAAACGTAGAAATGATGGGTATGCCTGAAGAGTTGAAATATGAGATATTAAATCTCACAAAATTTATAGTCGCAAATGATGATCCTGACTATGGGAACAGCAACCCACTAAAATGGCTGCAGGCAACAAAAAAAATGAGGAAGCACGCTTTAAACGTGGGCGAGCTAAATAAAAATTCTCAAAATATAAATATGACTACAATGCTGCTAAATTCCATGGATTCCTCTAAAAATCTTACCTTAGAAGAGTACGCACAGTTCTTTATGCTACTAGTTATTGCTGGAATGGAAACAACTACACATTCCTTAGCTCACGGTATAAAGTTACTTTACCAGAATCCAGATCAACTTGATTTACTTAAAAACAACTTCGAGAGTTACATAGAAACAGCTTGTGAAGAAATATTAAGAGTTGAACCAACAGTTATGCACTTCAGAAGAACTGCAACAGTTGATACGGAAATATCTGGTGTACCAGTTAAAAAGGGTGACAGAATACTAACATGGTACAACTGCGCAAATAACGATCCACAGAAATTCAATGATCCATACCAGTTTGATATCACTAGACCTAAAAGACCTCTGCATACCACCTTTGGCGGTCCAGGTATACACCACTGCCTTGGCGCTGGTCTAGCTAGACTCGAAATGAAAATATTTTACGAACACCTCTTTGACTTTATGCCTCATATAGAAATAGACTTTGAGAACATAAAGTACGTTAAAACACGTTGGGCGAATGGCTACAAATCAATGCCCTTGAAATAAAAAAGCCTATATAGGGTAAAAAGTGAAAAAAATTTTATAGGGGGTTTTTGTTTTTTAACTTTTTTTCGTTTTTCGGTTTTTATTCTGAATCAGGAATACAGTGTTCAGACCTAGGTATATAATGATGCTTATGGTCTATATCATAAAGTTCTGCGGCTAAAGGTGTTATAGAAATCCAAAACTTCTCTCCGACTGTATATTTATCTAGCCTAAAAGAAATCCAAAACTTCTCTAACATTGTTTTATCCATGTATACAATTTTCCCCTTTTTCTCAGGAGGCTCTCCCATATAGATAGCTGCAGTATTATGACCACCTCTAACTAAACTTTGTATATATGAATCCCACTCTTCTTCCGAGTTAAACTCAGATCTTTTCTGATCCCAAATTGTCGTGTCAGTAGTTTCATATTGAATATATGATCTTGTAAAATACTTTTCTGCACCAGATGGACTATTCACGGCATGAAAGTAGGGCTCTCCTTCCGGAGCCTTTGGGTATAAAGGTGAACCAGATGGAAAAACAATAATTTCTCCAGCTTTTGGTTTTACTGGAATAATGTTTTCACCATGAAGAAAAACAACTTCACCACCATCGTAATCGTCATTAATATAAGTGTTAGCAGTTATTAAAAATTTTCTACCAGGCCAGAACCATTCTCCTATAGGATAATCAGTATGGAACTGCATTCTCAGATTATCTTTATCTGCATTCGTATGCTCTGCGGGTAATTCTTTTTCATCAAAATATTTAGCGATATTTGGAGACGTTACAAATGAATTTTGTGGCCATTCAATTTGATTATATTCCATGTAATGATTCACAACTTTAACTGTCGCATTTTTTAAGGTGTCATAACAATATTTCTCTATGCGACATAATTCACTGTCATCCATATATTCACCGTCATCTCCATGAACGTTGACAAGACCATAAGTGCCGAATATGAACCAGTCTTTCCACTTCTCAAATATATATTCACCTGTAGAATTACTTTCCATAAACTTTACATACTCAAAAAGTTTATCAATTTCATCATAAACATTTTTGTATACAAATATCCTAGGATAAACTTCTTCAAAATCCATAATGTATCACCTTAAATATTTTCTAAACTTATCAATAGGAATTACTTTCGGATCGACCCACCAATCCTCATGTGACTCTTTTCTGACTAAAGTGTACCCTAAACAATCTAAAATCTCTCTCTGTGCGTCACGCATTCCCGAATTCCTAAAATACATATTAGTATCATGCTCGAAAGTGATAATAGTAAATCTGTATTTGTTCAATGGTACAGAAATGAGCCCAAGTAGTGTAGTGTAATGATTACCAAGGGGTCGACAATCAAAATCGTACCCGGCATCTATATCAACTTGTAGATAGTCTATCTGATTTGGAAAATTATTGTCAGAAAAGTAACATAAATAATCAAAATCTAGGGCATCTCCCATACACGGGTTAATCCTATTAGAAATGAACTCTTCTCTTCTGTCATCTTCTATCTCAAATGAGATTCCAGTCCAAGAAAAATCTGTCTCTAAATAATAAGTATTGCTTCCCTGTGTCGAATGAAAAGCGCCTAACTCCACGTAGTAACCATTTTCTTTATAGTCAAGTAGGTCTAAAACAAATTCTTCCTGACCACTAGATCCTCTATAACCTTTATCCATATCAGTTAGCCTTCAGTTTTAACTCAGACCAAAATTGTGTAGACGATATTTTTTTACCACTTAAAACCTCTAGAGATGCGTGAACATATTCCGACCTAAACAATATTAGTCTATTTTTTTTCTTAGGTATTCTGATATCTAAGTCTTTAAAGTCTAATTCCCCACCTTCATATGAATCATTAATAAAATGAACTGAAGAATATATATGCTGCTTAACCCGAATTTCCTCACTGTGTGCGTTGTGGTACATATCATCGTGATAGTGCATAGAGCATCCTTTTTCGTATATCATATAAGGTATATGAGCTTTATGACATATATTAATACCATACACATCAATGATTGTAGTCCTAAGAAAATCTAGGTAGCTCCATGCAAGAACATCTCCTTCTTGATCTAGAAAATAAGTATACCTATCAACACAGTCACCACTTCGCTTAAAATAGTCTTGCTTGCCTAATTCTACTTTTTCAAGCAATACATCTATTCCATCAAAAAAATCATCAATTACGCATACGTCATGATCAAAACCGACTAATTCCAATCTAAACTCCTATCTACCAAATTTGCCAAATGTATAGAGTCATGAACCCCAGGCCTATTCCCACGTAGATTGTACTCATAAAATTTCAGCCCCTCAACATCACACAGGTCACTGCACTCATTTAAATCTAATTTATTTTGCAAATCGAAAATCATTAAAGAATCTATGCAATTACACTCTTTAATTATATCATACACAACACCGTCTAGGGATAGAACAACAAACTTACAACCCAAAACTTTACAAACAGCTTGCATATTGTATAGTATAGAAAAAGACTCTAAAATAGCTTTGTGCTCTTCGTCTTTTCTAAATTCAACATTCTTTACTGAAGAATCTATTATCTTTTCAGGGTGCTCATATCCATAATTATCATTCCAATTTATCGAATAATTATAAAAAATTCTTCTACCAACTTTAGAATCTACCTCTAAAGGATAATTGTAGTCATTTAATTTTGAAACTACAATTATAACTTTTTTAGGAACACCAAAATTATTTAGATGATAAAAAAAGTTTTTAGACAACTTATGTAAGCTGCCATCTACCAAAGACATATTATTTATTTTAATATTTCTCATATCTGATAACAACCCTGTCCAGGCATACGACTGAGGAAGACCAACGGGAATACTCTCTTGTCCTCCGAGCACTAAGAGATCAGGATCTTGAACAAAACTTGAACCAACATACTTATGCTCGTTTACCCTGTAAGATATAGACTCTTCTGCATCATGCCAGCCTAAGTCTTGATAAATTTTTGGTAAGTCTTTAATATCACCAATTCTTGGTTCAGATTGGTCTTGAATTCTGACTTCTGCATCAAAACTTAACGACTTATAGTCTATATTTTCATTCTTTATTTGATTTTTAAATAAATAAGTTTTAGAATCTGCTAGTCTATGATTTTTCATAAACAAAACATGCTGATAGCACCTTCTATATGTAATATTATTTTTGGATTCCCCAGACAAAAGAGCTTTGTCTATCCACTCACACTTTTCTTCATAATTCATCCCAGCAATATAATGATCAATGTTGCTATTAACAGCATAATGAAGGCAATCTACCACTGCTGGGCAATCTGATAAGCAGGGTGGATCTGCTTCCAGTTCCCTAATAGACATACCTGTACAGGAAGCGCCACTAAACGCATCAGTATCTGGAAGTTTAATCTTATCCATAAAATAAACTCTACTCGTAATAGAACTGACCAGTTTCTAGTGCAGACGGAGGACTATCCTTGTGCCAAACATTGACGACCATAACTTGTCTATTCCCAGATTTGGTGGCAGTTGTTTCATGCAGTCTTCTACCAGCATCAAAGCAGATAAGTCTATTGGGTACGTAAGCTAGTCTCTCTCTTCTTTCCGGTGGTGACTTTATTTTATCTACGTTTTCCCTCTCTAATGCATCGGTGGGACTGCCTTCTATCCATCCTTCATGCAACTCTAGAAAACCTGGATCAGGACTCTGCGCAAAACCATACCAAACACATCCATAAGAAGGAGCATTAAATGTTCTATCTTTTTCATAGGCAAAGCTGTCTTCATCTACATGTATGTCTAAGTACTGTCCTTCTAAGGAAGTTCTAGTCCAATATTCAAAACCGCATACTTCGTCAATGGGAAAAGGAAGGAAACTTTCATTAGACCATATTTTTTTTATAACCTTTTTCCTCAAAGTATCGGCTGGAGAGTTCCACCATCCGTCCCAAAACATGTAAGGTGCGTAACAGTCTGCTTCGGTATCATGAAAATAGTTATTATACTTACCAATATTTTCTATGTCACCCATATTTTGGGGAAAAAATTGATTGTCTGATTTTATTTCCTCAATTAGATTTTGATCTTTTATAAAGTTATCTATAACTATCATATCATTCCAATCATAAATTACTATCGTAATAAAGTTTACTTTCACCTATGTCAGATCTATTGAAGATTCTTTGACCCTCAATCCATCCCCCAGAGTAGCTATGAATAACATTTCTATTATCCCACAATAAAAAATCTCCTTCAGACCACGACCACGTAACCCAATTATTAGAATCTTTTAAATAATCTTCAATGTAAGTACAGTACTCCAGACATAGATCTGCATTAGAGGATAGTAACCTGTTTGAAAAAGCACTCATAATGTTAAGGGATACATTTCCTGTAACAGGATGGTTGCATAGTGCTGGATAATTTCTAATAGGCCACATAACATTGTTATGGTCTATTCCTGGTGACGCTGTATCAAAATCCAGCAGGCTGCTTGTAGCTATCTCTTCATCCCTAGAAGGACCTCCAGAAAGTGAGATCATATTGTATTTACCTAAAATTTTCTTCAGCCTATGCGGCAGATGTTCAAACATTTCTTCTTTATCTACAAAAATAGTTTTACCGCAATCAGAAGAGCAAGTAAAAACTTTCATGTTCATACTTATAAATGTTGGAATCGAAATTTTAGGATCAGATATGGGACTTTCATCTGAATGCCAGTTGCTATGCAAATACCTTAGAAGTTCATCAGGAGTGCTGTCAGGACCATACTTAACCTGACCCTCATGGAAATGGCCTTGCCTAAAGTTTATCCTTCCCTCCTGCTCTGGATCAATTGGTTCACAAGAGTAAACCGACTTCATTATCTCCATCTGCTCATCAGGCTTTAAATCGATAGAAGGAACAACAACGGCTTTTCCATTCATTAAAGCCGAATGAATTGACTCGGCGCTAAACAGTAAGTCTTCATATGAGTTGGCTAACAACTTATAAATTTTCATTATAACTTATAATTTCCTGACATCATTCTAGCTTTAGAATCCTCTATGAGATCTGGCATCCATATTCTATATGGATTTTCTTGACCTATAACTTCATCTCTTTCAAAGTCTACACCATAACAAGCCATTGTCAAAAATGCGTACCTAGCTCCACTAGTAACTGGGTACACCTCATGTCTACCTATGTAATTAGAAGGATATATTAATACAGTCCCAGGCTTAGGACTATACTCAACATTTATATTTGGAAAATGCATTTGACCACCCTCATAATCTTTTCCGCATTCATTTAAATATAAATTTGTACTCGTACTGTTGTGCATAGAAACCTGATTCTGAGGCCTAGATCCCCATTCCCAAGGAATCTGATCATCACAGTGAGCACCTATATGCTGACCATCTTCATACCCAGCGATGTGGCCTTTTGGTCTCCACCAAGCTGTAGTGGCAGCATCGGGGAAATAAGCGCAATACTCAACAAGTGCGTCATATATTGCGTCTTCGCACTTCTGAATAAAATCTACCCACTCAGGCTTCGGCTCCCTACCTATCTGCTCACCCTTAAGGTCCAAAAATCTTTGCGGTGCTAAATTAATATCATCTAATCTAAATTTAAATCCTGTCTTATTTCTGGCATACTTTACACCATCTTCCTCATAGTATGTAAAAGAATCTTCTTCATTCTTTTTAAGCCAAGATGTGTACTCTGTAACTAAATCTTTATCAATTTCTAAAACATTTTCACATGCAACTATGCCCATACCTAAGTGAACTGATTCCATAATAACCTCTTTCATTTCATTTTACCTAAAAATATCTCTTCAATAAAAGTACGTGTGCATCAATCCTATGTGTTAAGGTTTGTTACCTTGTATTGCTCAGAGCTCTTATCATAACCTTTGGCTAATAAATATTCTCTATAATCCTCTCTGAGTGTGGGCATGTAGACGTTAGTACTAATTCTTGCTTTTTCCGGCTCTTTAACTGGGTCACATACGTCTTCATACACTGAAGGATTAGGAGTTCCCTGACTATACCATCCGAGATATGAAACCCTGTGCCCCTTTCCAACAGGCTTAACTTCATGCGCAGCCATGAAATTAGAAGGAAACATAAGTATATCTCCTGCTTTAGGTTGGTAATCAATATCTAAGTAATTAAAATAGTGATGACCTTCAGTAAAATTGTTACCTGTCAACTCCTCCTCAGAATCAACGGAAGAATTAACATAAACTAGACAAGAAATTATACTCCTAAGAGCCAGTTCATCTCTAGTAGAATGTACTCCATATATGTACTCTGCGCTTGTGTCAGAATGGCTACCAAGGTACACGCCATCCCTATAAGATACTACATGCCCCTTTACCTTCCACCATACACAATTGTAAGCTAAAGGAAACATCTCAAAGTATTTTAATAAATACTTATCTTTAGACTCTTCTAAAAAATTGAATAACTCGTGAACCTCATCCCTAGGGTCTTGATGCATCATTGATGCCCTTCTGGGCATGGAATATATAGAGTCTTTACTGAAAAGATATCCACTCTTATTCATGTAAGTTTCCTCACCAGTTTCTGGGTCAGAAGTTATATCATACATAGCAGCCTCTTCTTCATCCAGGGCTCTACAGAAGATGTCATAGGTCCAATCAAAATCGTAGTCTACTGCGTTTCGAAAAAGTACTACACCGCCACCTAAATGCTCAGGATCAACGTCATTATAAATCATTTCTCAACCTCTTCTCTTGTATTAGAACTATGAAAATCTCTACTAACCGGTATTAACTTATGGTCATCATGAGTTTCTCCATAAAATTCTATCACATATTTTTTATAATCAGCAAATAATTCTGGCATCCATACTTGGCCACCAAATCTTCCATCTACTGGATCAGAAACCCGAACACCCCTAGTCGGATCGGAAGAACCCTGACCAAAGTATTCAAGATAAGCAAATCTGTTGCCCTCTTTTACACCCTTTACTTCGTGCGTACACATAAAGTTAGCTGGAAACATTAGTACATCACCACGTTGTGGTTTGTAAACTAGTTCTGCGTAAGGAAAATGAATCTCTCCGCCAGTAAAATTTCCATCTTCATATTTTTCTGTAGAAGAATTGAAATATGTTATCGCAGCCAGTACGTGACGTATGCCTAGTTGATAGTCTGGCTCAAATCCAGGGGAAAAGTTTATGTCGTTATCGCAATGCAGACCCAGATCTGCTCCAGCCCCATATGCTAGTACATGCCCCTGGGTTTTCCACCATAAGCAGGGTAACACCATAGGATATATGGATGCATACTCAATCATAGATCGGTACAGCATCTCTTCGCAGTGAGAAAAGAATTCTTTCTGCCAGTCTGATTCAAAGTAGTCGTAGAAATCAGTTATTCTACTGCAGCTTTTATCAATATCCTCTATCTTAAAACGATGTCCACTTTTGTTAGTAGCATAAAGAGCATTCCCATCTTCATCATAAACATATGAATAATGCTTTTCCCTCGCATCGTTTTTTAGTTTTAAAAGATAATCAGTTATGCCATCAGGTACATTAATTTTATTCCTAAATAAAACTATTCCATTACCCAACAACTCACAGTTATTGGGTAACATTTACTGCTCCTGACCTATGATAACCGGATCGGTGCCGCAGTTCGCAGCGTCCGTTCCAGGAATCTCTTCCGCCTCATGAGTTGTACCATACTGAGCAACACACCTACCCTGATAGACTGGATTTATACCAATATAGGTCTCTTCACCAGTCGTAAATCTTGAGTACTCAGACTTACAGTAGCGCTCATAGTCATCGTATATATTGTTCATCCACACAGCAGGACACCATTGGGTAGAGGCATCTGTTTCAGCTATTTCTATATTTGCCTCTCTATGAGGAGATCCCTGACCAAAGAAAGAAAGATAACTATACCTAACTCCTGCTTCCATTCTGTCAACATCATGTGAGGCCATATAATTTGTAGGAAAGAAAACTATATCGCCTTTTTCTGGCTTATAGTCAATATCTAAGTGGAAGAATCTCAAATGACCGCCAACAAAATTTCTACCGTCTAAATCATCCTCAGAATCAACAGAATCATTTAGATACACTAATGCTCCACACGTTTGTCTGGCTGCCATCTGACCCCTAGGCATATATCTAACACCTTCTGTAACCTTATAGTTTGTGTCGTTATCACAATGGGCACCAAGTACACCTTGGTCTTGATACCTAAGAATGTGGCCCCTATTTTTCCACCACAAACACCCTACGATAAGAGGAAAATGGTCAACATACTTAATCAGACACTTATAAATAGTATCTTCCATATTGTAAAAGAAGTCACGAATATTATCAGGTGTATCTGGATCTATTGGATGAAGAATTCTAACAGGTGTAGCGGGGATGTCTTCTGGTCTATATCTGAATCCATCTTCGTTTATACCGTAGGTCTCACCATCTTCAGCTTCAATATATTCCCATCTATTTTGATGGGACTTCGCAGCTCTGTCATCTAGATACTGGTATACTGGTTCTTCGTCAAACTTAAGGACATTTTTAAATATTAGAATTCCACCACCGAGGTTTTCAACTTTGAACTCTGATATTTCTTTTAATTCATCATCACCAATAACAGGTGTATCTGGAAATATTATATTTGAAACAAAAGCACCTGGGGGTAAATCATATTCTTGCTGCCCTTGCTCCTGCCCACTCATTGTGTCACTCATGTAAAACCCTTCTTAAACATAATACATAATCATACTATAACAATAAACAAAATTCAATTACAAATAAAAACTTCAATTACTTCTTAATTATCACTTGATAGCCAATACCGTGAGAAAGGTGATAAGAAGTTATATCATCCCTATCTAATAGCTGCTCGTAAACGTCAACAACAGGTTCCATATAATAATCTTCTGTATAGAGCCTACCAGACTCATTACCATACTCACCATGTATAACTCCGCCAGAAACAACTGAAGATATAATATCTTCCATAAAGTTATTGTCCACAACAAAGTCGTAAACAGGCGCACTTACGAAATCAAATTCTCCTGTTAACGAAGATAGGTCTTGCATATCTACAGTTCTATAGGAGAATGAAAAGGGGTAAGATGGCAAGTCTCTAACAAAATTTTCAAATATGAACAAAGACTCATTGTTAACGAATGTTAAATTACATCCCGAATTAGCTAACAGTGCCAATAATTCAAAGTGAGTATCAGGCTCAACAATAAGTGCATTGGTGGGCTTAATCATATCCATTACCATCTGGCAATAGAAGCCAACACTTAAGAAAATGTGATCCTTCCAACCTTCTTGATTAGAACCTAAGACATCCCATAGATGAATTTTAGCTACAGCCCCTACGGCAACAACTCTTCTGTCCAAGTTTATAGAGTTATTATATTCACCCACTGCCCTTGATATATCACCGACAACTTCATCCCAGTCATATTCAAGAGATCTTCCAGCGTAGTTGCTAACCTCTCTAGTGACTGTACTTGTTATAAGAAATCTATTGTCTACAATATTATGCATCTGCTGCCGCCTTTGCTATGTTGTACCTATACCATAATCTTCTAACTGAAGATGTTAAAGCTATGCATCTTATATTTACATTGATCTGAGCAGACGTTAAAACTTGACCAAATTCACGTAGCTCACTTCTAATTCTTTGGTATGGAAATATTTCCCTAATTTTTTCTACCACTTCATCAATAGTTAGAACGTTTAACTGATCAGCAGAATAGCCCAATAGCAATAGTATCTCAGTTAGTTTTTCCTCACAATAATCTACCTCACTAGTTGCAGAAAAAGTGTTGATAGGGTTGGCGGGATCGTAATTTCTTAAACTCATAACGACCTACTATCGTCTAACTCATCTCTTATATCAGCAAAACCGCTATCTTCTAATCTTACACAATTAAGGTATTCCCTATTAGAAGTAATCCATGCTAACTTATCTTTGTTAAAGGATACAGTTCTTTGTTGAAAGTCTTCAGAATCAAAAGGGTCATCTGAAAGATCTGGATTAACAGATATCTCTTTAGCTCCCACCTCTGAAGCCATAGTATCTAAGTCTTTTTTTGAAAGCGTAAACTTCTTCATATCACACCTTTAACTTTGAAAGATTGATGTACATCTCTTTCATAGATCTATAAGACTCATAACTATCATCATCTTCTGATACTGGAATAATATAATCAACAGTAAGATCATCTAGTGCAACTCCTAGAGATGTTGCCATAGAGGCTACACCAAACTCTAGAAACTCTATTGACTTTTGCTTAGCTCTATTAACAGCTTCTTCTGAAAGGGCCATAATAAACTCCTTAATGATTTCGAACAAACATTATAGTAACAGGCTCTAACCCAGAACCTCATCTATGCATTCTCTAATTGTCCAACTTTCTCCTGTAGTCAAAGGAACATCGTCTAGCGGCATTGCCTGCCAATTGAATCTTCCTATCATTGTCCCAGTTCTACCAACAATAAACATTTCCCAAGTGTGAGGAATTCTAGCTAAAGCTGAACCCTCTTGATTCCATCCTTCTCTAGCCTGGTCAGAGTTATCAGCCATACTGTCAGACTTATTTCTTAATGCCTTACCCTTAAGAAGCGAATAGACCTCACACTCATTTGGCCCATTAACATCTACCTTTTCAGCTATAGGAAAAGTAACAAATGGATACGTCTCTTTCATAAAAGCGCTTATTTCCTCATTCGTACCAGTCTCCATAAGAGACTGCACAAACTGATTACAAGGGAAAGCAACAACACTAAATCCCCTATCTTCAAACTCTTCCTGAAGCTTTTGAAGCTGCCAAAAATGTCTCATTGATCTAGCGTATGACCAGAACACAGAACACTGAGGGGTATAATTATATTTAGATACAGTATTAACAATAAGAGTTACCTTACCCTTAAACTGTTCCATAAAATTATCTTCGCCATCTATAGACTTAACCTGTACATCATATATAGACATTACACAACCTCGCATATTGATTCAAGATAAACTTCATCTAAAGTAGGATCTTCTAATTTAACCACACATTTATCACTGTCTAGTGAAAAAATTAACCTACAATCAAAAGGAACATCTAATTCACCTTCTGCCAAAAGTAAGTCTTCATCATCTATAACAATATTTAAATCCGCAGAACCCTTAAATATTGACAGAGTCAACTTATCTTCACCCTTTTCTAGGGTAAACTCTTCACTACCTAAGGGAGTTATAACTTTCATTTTACTAGGAACATCATTCATTGTAGGCAACCTCCTTGATCTCTGGCTCCTTTAGGGTAGGCAAGCCCTCATGTCTAGGGCCTATTCTATCACCTTTTTCATTTAAACCTGTTCTTATACCGTTCATCCATGTCCAAGGCTCATCGCGTAATTTCTTCATTTTAGCCTCACTATATGACATTCTTTCCTTCATCAAATCCGGCTTATCCCAAAGATACTCTACTTCAACATCCATCTCTGGCATAAGTTTTGAAGGATAAACCATAAAAAATATAAAAGGCATGCCTGCAGGGAATAATACAGGTTCGTTTACCTTGGTGATTTTCCAGCCTGCCTGAACCTCATCTGGCCACCAGTCTGAAGGTATGCTAGCTGTCAAAGGAACCGCACCATCAACAAAGTAGTTAGGTGAACCGCTTATCCATGTATGGAATCCAGGCTCTGTTTTAAACGCCCATCCTATATGAAAATCGATCATACCTATTTTATTGCAGTTAGCGATAGTTCTTCCACGATAAACGTCACCCTCAACGATTTGTGGGACGCTGTTGCCACCTTCCCAAGTGACAACAACGTCCTGCTGCAAAATGGCTTCCCAACCATTTACATTTGCAGCACTGAGTGGAAGACACCTATAAGCATGTTTGTTATAGGTATCATCCATCCAGTCTCTTTTCAGTCTCGACTGCTTAACCTCAGGCGAGATCTGATGTGTTCTTACTAGAGTAAGCTTAGACACTATCTTGCTCCTGCTACATATTGCTGATATTGGCCCATGTTACTCATATCGCCACCATTTGCCTGCCACTGCTTGTAGCTTTCCATGGCATAGTTTTGAATTTCTTCCTGAATTATCTGTCTTAGCTTTGATTCATCCATACCAATAGTGGAGTCAGATTTCTTAACTGGGGCAGTTCCACCACTCTTAACAACTGGAGCAGTTTCAGGATTGATTGAAGGCTTTTCTGGTTGAACATACTTTTGCCCAAAATCTCTTGAAAAACCAGCGTGTTGATGCGCATCATCATTATAGTCAAACATCGTTACTGCACTATATTTTATACCTGACGTAACCGGCTTAGACGCATGCGCAAAGATATATGTTGAAGGGAAAAATACACTGTCACCAGCTTCTGGCTTCCATGTTATATCAAGGTAAGGGAAGTACAGCTCCCCACCCTCATAATCATCATTTATATAAGATACACAAGACACCGTGCAAATATAAGAGAATCCGTGATCAGAATGAACACTGAAGTGCTCTTTAACTCCATATCTAACAAAGTTAATTGCCTCCATATAGTTCATCGATATACCATATGTAGAACAATAATCTTTAAGGCAGTCTTTCTGCATAGATGCAACTGTAGTGTAGACATCTACAAGATCTGAAAATTCAGAAGGTGTTCCAGAAATAAATTTTTCATCCATCTTAAAGTCTACACAGTCTCTATAGTCTGGCATCTTTACACCCTCACCAACAAGAGAATCATGCCACTTAAAGTACTCATGACTGCTATCTCTCAAAGCTGTCTCCAACCTAAGTGGTATATTATCTTCTTGAGATATCGTATCTTTATATACTACAATTCCTAGTGATGGATCACCTAAGTGTTCTTTGCGCATACTAAAATCAATTACCTTTCTCCGTGGCATGCCAGAAACCAGCTGACGTTATTCTATGTCCAGATAGAATCTCAGTCACGGCATGCTCGTATCTGTCAGTTGACGGAAAGTATACCACAGAAGCTGCTACCGGTTCAATCTCTATTCCTAAATACGGAAATATTAAATTTCCACCAGTAAAATTATCATTAAAATACATTACAGTACTATAGTCTCTTCGAGGATGCCCACTAAATGTAGGTAGTAGATCACCACTAGAACCAATCTGATCCCAATGAAGATCTATCAAAAATCCAGGTCCACATTTAATTATTGAAGAATTTTCCTCGTGATCTACCAGACAATTGAAATCTTTTTCTATTTCTTTTCTTAAGAAATTGTTTTTAATTTTTAAAATGCTATCAACTTGAGAAGCTAAACTGGCTAAATGCTCATCTTTACCCGCTTGAGACCAGTCAATAGAGGAATGATTGTCTCTAGGTTTTTCTGGGATACCCCAAAGACTCGCTTTAAAAGCAAAAGAAGAAAATACTTCAGAAAAAATAGACATCTCTTCTTCACTAAATAAATTATACATAATATGTATATCTTTTATTTTTATCTTTTTATTCATATTTTTCCAATATATTCCAAAACGAACTGGAAGTAAACCTATAACCAGATAACACAGGGTTTACATGATGTATATGATTTTCATCTGAGGGAAAATATATCAATGATCCTGGAAGAGGGGTAATTTTTATTGATAGATCTGGAAACTCTAATTCTCCACCGGTAAATTCAGTAGTGTAATAAACTATACTACTTACATCCCTACTAGGGTGGCCAGCAGGTGTTGGTATATCTAGCCCTGTACCATTATCGTTATCAATGTGACGATGAAGTCTCCAGCCTTTTTTGCATCGGGAAATGGTACCAATTTCTTCCTCGTTAAGGCGGCAGTTAAAACTTTTCTCAACGAGTTGTTTTACTAGAACGGACTTTTCAACCATTATAGATTGAGCTTTATTTACTAAGGCTAAATTATCTTCACTTTTTAAAGACATTGACCAATCTAAAGCTTGATCTAAACTACCTACTGAGTCACCATCTATATATTCAGCTATCTCAAAAAATTTAGAAAAGAAATCAATTTCATCTTGAGAAAAAAAATTTATTACGATATAAATATCATTAATTTTAATTGTTCTCAACTACATAACCTCAGTTATCGTATAAAATGATGGTGTAGTCCATCTCTCTCCTGATATCATTCTTTTTACACCATGCAGATAATGTATGTCGCCCGGATGGGCAACAGCTAAACCAGGTTCAATCTTTAACTCTATATCAAACTCTGGATAATAAAACTCTCCTCCTTCAAAATTACCATTCCAATATACAATAGAATTAATATCATAAGTTGGAAAAGGGTTGGGTGAGCCATCGTTTAACTGTTTATCAGCATGGGGTTGCTGCTCGTTACCCGGAAGCCATCTAATTAAAACAGGTGGTCTCTGATAAAGTTTTACATTAAACTTATCTTCCAATAGGTACTGCATTTTCTTAATATATTTATCTATCAGATTATAAATATCGGGATTTATTTCACCTATTATTCTACCCGAACACATCCTATCCCACCAATAGGCGGCGTCATAGGTGCATGTACCATCTTCATTAAACTCATCTTCCATAGGATTTTCCCATCTATCTATTGTGGGAAAGAAATCCTGAAGGATCTTTAAGTCATTGAGTTCAACAAAGTTTTTCTCAATGACTATATTATCTACAGAATCACCAAAGTGACCTGGATTAATTAATGATTTTTCTTCCACAATTTCACTCATTCAAACATTATACCATTGCCCCCCTCTGACAATCAAGCCAAAGGGGGAGCAACCATTACTTAAAGTATGGCGGGAAGTATGGCGGGAAGTATGGCGGGAAGTATGGCGGGAAGTATGGCGGGAAGAATGGCGGGAAGAATGGCGGGAAGAATGGTGGGAAGAACGGTGGGAAGAATGGCGGGAAGAATGGCGGGAAATAAGGTGGGAAGTATGGCGGGAAGAATGGCGGGAAATAAGGTGGGAAATAAGGCGGGAAGAACGGTGGGAAGAACGGTGGGAAGAACGGAGGGAAATATGGTGGGAAGAATGGCGAGGTTGCCTGTCCTGCACCGCTTCTTTCATAGTATCCATTATGAGGATTTACGGTAATAAAATACTCATTATTATCTAAACCTGTAACAGTAAAGGTTTGAGAATTAAGAGCATCAGGTACAATACCAACAAGAGTAAAAGTTGTAGTCGAAGATAAGGGTGTTAAAGCCTTATATATCTTATACTCTCTTTCAGGTGTTCCGGTACTAGTCGAAGAACCAAAATCTGTATGTGTCCACGTAATGGTAATTTCACCAGTTGTTCCAGTCGTAGAGACAGAAACATCACTTGGATCACCAGGAATATCTGCGGCAATTTTCCAGCTCGTAGGGGAGCTATAGGAAGAACTGGCTACGTCGTTATTGGTTCTAACTCTATACGAGTAGAATGTGCCAGATGTTAATCCTGTATGACTATAGGAAGTAGATGTAGTTCCAGTAACAAGATTACTGAACGACGCCGAAGCCTCGGAATTAGCACTGTTTGTCGTTGTAGCCACTTGAAGATCATAGGTTACACTTGAATCACCAGAACCACTAGCTGCACTCCATGTAACAGTAATTTTATTACCATAACCCTGACCAACCTCTACAGTATGATCAGACGAAGCAACGAAGGTATCTCCTACAGTATCAACTCCGTTCTCTCCAGTAGCCTCATGAGTACTGGTCAAACCAGTTGGTGTAGCTGGAGTACCAAAAACTAAGAAAGTTCCCAAATCCGAATATGACCCAAGAACATTCGTTCTAGTATTCTTAACTCTTACCCTGAATTGGTAAGTCGAACCACCAGTTAACCCACTAAGCGTTAAGCTAGTTCCGGTAGTTAGAGAAGCAACGGTATCATAGTTCCCTACCCCATAAGATAATTCGTAGCTGATATTAGCAGCGGTTTCACCGGCTGTCGTTGAAGCAGCTGTCCAATCTACAACAATTTGTCCAGAACCAGTTCTAGAAAAACTTTCAGAAGTCACAGTACCAGGAGTTCCAGTTGCATATCCACCGTCAACTGTTACACCAGTACTCGACTGAGCAGAGTTGTTTGTTACAACTTTAAACCAATAGTTTTGACCCAAAGTAGCGGAATCAAATGATGCCGAAGTCGAAGAAGTCGTAGTTAAAGACGTTGATGGACTAGAAGTTGTACCATAATATACAGTATAAGTTATATTACCTATAGTGTCATTTCCCGTTCCGCCCGCACTAATCCCAGTCCAAGATATACTGAATGTACCAGGATCTGTTGTTGTGCTTGGGGTTGCTGTAAGCCCGGTTACATCTGAAGGAGCAACTAAAAGTGGGATATTAGCGACAGTGCTAGAGGAGGAAGTATAATCTGAATCAAACAGACTATTCTTTGTAACAACCTTAAAATCATAAGTATTATTTGAATCAAGTCCAGTAACAGTCTCTGAAGTTGTACCGTAACTAACTCCACCAAATAAAGTATAAGGTAAGGTACCATTAACCCTGTAATAAATCTGATAACTAATATTAGACGTATCATCAGATCCAAGATCAGTTGCTTCAGACCAAGATAGTGTTAGGGCAGTTGAACTACTTACCGATGTAGTTACTGTTCCGACAGAGCCTGGTGCGCCAATGACCTTATAAGGAGTGGAAAACTCGTAAATATCACTGTCAACACCAGCTGACGTTACATAGCACTTGAAAGTGTAGGTAGTTCCTTCGGTAGCAACCCAAGTATTTGTGGCAAGTGCAGAAGTTCCAGTTTCTGTGTGATCTAATACCCCATCAACATACGCCTCAGTTGTGTAAACCAAGTCGGTAGAACCATCTCTACCAGCATACTCCACATCAAACGCAAAGAATATACTATTATCATAATCTAAACTTCTTGTAACATCATTAATTACTGGCTTTTTACCACCATAGTCTTTAACTGCCATACTTTGTACCTACCATACTATAAAACTTCTTTTATTTTAGCATAAAATCATCAGGCTGACAAGTCTCCAGTTGCAACCCAAGAATCTGAACCCCTCTTTATCAAAGTTACCATTGACCACTGATCTCTCAACTTTAGACCCGGAGTTGCATTAACTGTAACGCCAGAACCTACGGCTATTGTAGTTTGTCCAGCGCCCGTTTGGAGAACCATAATCTGTGAACCAACAGGGAAGTTAACACTTGATTCAGGTGGTACAGTCAATGTGTTGGCTGAGGCATTAGAAACTTCAACAAGCTTATCTTTGTCACCAATGGCTAAAGTGTAAGATGCTGTCTGCTGATTAAAGGCAAGGAGTGAAGATGTAAACTCAATTTCATCTGTACCATTACCTATAATAATCTTATCGTTAGTTGAATCCCAAGCTATGCTTCCATCGGTAGAAGATGTGGTTGTTGATAATACGATAGCACTTCCAGATATTCCCACTGAAGAAGATAATGCTGATGAACTGAGTACTTCTGAACCGTTGATATAATAAGCTTTACCAGAAGCCAGATCCATGTGCTCAGACGAGGTCCAGGCATCTGTTGAATCAACCCAATTAAATGTTTTATCTGTGGCGCCTTTGAGTGTGATGCCACCACCGTCTGCTGTTGTATCTGTTGGCGTTGCAACGGATCCAAGTTCAATATTTTTATCATCAACTGAAAGAGTGGTTGAGTTAACGGTTGTAGTTGTACCATTAACGGTTAGGTTTCCATCTACGGTAACATCATTAAAGGTAACATCATCTGTTGTTCCAACAGCCTGACCAATTGAATAAATTGGAGTTGCGCCCTCACCAGCAACAAAAGTTAAAGACACACCAGTGCCAGCTGCTGCGCCTGATAAATAGTTTCCAGTCGTGTCAGTGCCGAGGGCAACACTGTCGGCTGCAACCGTCGCAGTTAAGGTGACGTCTGAAGATCCATCCAGCGATACAGATCCAGACAAATCACCACCCAAACTAATTGTCCTAGACGTAGTCCAGGAATCAGCCGACCCAGTTACATTACCTGTCACATTACCAGTGACATTGCCGGTAAGATCGCCCGTTACATCAGCGGTAACGGTATTGAATGTTACATCAGAAGTTGTTTCTACTGCCTGGCCAATTGAATATGTCGGAGTAGCACCCTCGCCAGCAGTAAATGATAGCGATACACCAGTACCCGCTGCTGCACCAGACAAATAATTTCCAGTAGTATCTGTACCTAGTGCGACTGAATTTGGCTCAATAGTAGTAGTTATTGAAACATTTTCAGATCCATCAACAGAAGCACTACCAGTAACATCACCAGATAATGATATTGTCCTAGAAGTTTGCCAGGCTGAAGCCGTGCTTGCATTACCCGTCACATTACCTGTTACATTACCTGTAAGGTCACCAGTAACGTCACCGGTAACATTACCAGTAAGATCACCTGTAACGTTACCAGTAACATTCCCCAATAAATCGCCATCAACATCGCCAGTTAAATCTCCGGTAAAAGTGCTATTTAAGGAATCAACTAATAGAACTGGTGTGGCATCTTGGCTATAAACGTTACCTGTAACGTTGCCGGTAACGTTACCGGTAAGATTACCAGTTACATTGCCCGTGACATCACCAGTGACATTTCCAGTTACATTACCTGTGACATCTCCTGCTAAATCACCAGTTACATCGCCTGTAAGATTACCCGTGACATTGCCGGTAACATTACCAGTAACATTACCAGTTAAATCGCCCGTGAC